GGTCTACATTAGTAGACAGCCCTCCAACCACGCTTTATTTGCGTTGAGCGTGGAACAACAACGGTGGACGGATCATCGCCTACAGGGAGAACAAAGTCTCGTAGCAGGCGAGTCCAACCATCAAGCTTAGACTTCTTACGACCCGGGAGGACCGTAAGAAGAGAAAACTCGATGCGCTGGTAACGACGGTTCCAGCGAGATCTAAACAGTTTGAGGTTTCTAACCTCAGCCTGTCTAGGGTCGCGGAGAACTTTACACGGAAAAGACGAAACAGTCGACCCATAGGGGATAACCCCATAGGTTGACTGAAGTCGATTCCAAATAAGGTTCGCAGCCTCTTCATAACCTCGCTCCTCCAAGTGATTAGCTATGGAAGAGTAGGAAGAGAGCACCGTCCCGTCCGAGGGGCGATCGCTGTACTGCTTCTTTAAGCGAATAGGAGTGACTTGGACGCCCTTAAAGGCATCCATTCCACAACTTTCGCGAAAAGGACCAGTAATGCATGACTTGTCTCTGTTGACAACAAGGCCGACAGATTCCAAGACATGCATGCTTCGCTCAGCCCAATGTGTTGGAACGACTATGTCGTCCCCGTAAACATAGACTGAGCTAGCCGCTCGTTTCAATGGCAGTCTTGCCTCAGAAACGGCTGATGCTACAAGCAGAACCCAGAAGCAAAATGCTTCTACAGGGAAGCAGAGACTACTTCCCATAGGAGCAAACTTCTGAAGTCTGACAACTTCTCCAGAAGGGAGAAGAGTAGCCTCAGATCGCGTAGCCTCTAACGCCCGAAGAAGTTCAGGAGTACGTTCAAAAACTCGCTGAACCAATCGGAGAGAGACCCTGTCCGACGCATCTTTGAGATCAAGCGTAGCAAACTCAAGAGTAGCTGAGCTACCGAGAGCAATGTTACGATTGATCTCTTGATCTGTAAAGTTGACGAAGCCCTTCGTAAACGTCGAAACGTTTTCGAGGTGCTCCGCCATCTTTCGCCCAAGGCCCTGCTGAATCCACTGGTATTCCAGTGGTTCAGCGGAGATGAGGCGCGGACCACGTGAGTCCTTCGGGACGAGTACGACTTTCGCCGTGCCGCTTTCGAGGCGCGACATAGAGAAGTACCAGTCTCGACGGTCAGCAGCTTCTGACCCCTTTCCACACATAAAATATGTGTAATAGGGGTAATACTGGTGAATCTGGTTGTATAGGCGGGAGAACTCCCACTTATCCTCCAGTTTCTCACCAGTAGCC